ATCTTGACTTCTTAGAGGGTAATGTGGTAAAATATATAACTCGTCACAAAACAAAGAATGGCATAGAAGATATTAGAAAAGTAATACACTATGCAGAGTTAATATTAGAAAAGAAGTATGGAAAGGAAAAATAAATGGCATCATTAATGGGAAGTAATTATTTACCTACAGAGTATCAATCATTTATACATATGTCTAGGTATTCAAGATGGTTAGAAGACGAAGGTAGAAGAGAGAGTTGGAGTGAAACTGTAAATAGACTTATATCTTTCTTTAAAAAACATATTGATAATAATTATGATGGAGTAATTAAAAAGAAAGAATGGAATGATTTAGAAGAAGCTATACTTTCTTTACAAGTTATGCCTTCTATGAGAGCATTAATGACATCAGGTGATGCATTAGATAGAGAGAATGTTGCAGGTTATAACTGTTCTTATATTCCTATTGATAGTCCAAGAGCATTTGATGAAGTGTTATATATACTTATGAATGGTACAGGTGTGGGTTTCTCTGTTGAAAGACAGTATGCTGACAAGTTACCTACTGTTCCTGATGTAGATTTTGAACATACAGAAGATGTAGTATCTGTTGTTGATTCTAAAGAAGGTTGGGCAAAAGCATTTAGAGATTTAATATCTTATCTTTACACAGGTAGAGTTCCTAAGATAGATGTAAATAAAGTTAGACCTGCAGGTAAAAGATTAAAAACATTTGGTGGTAGAGCTAGTGGACCTCAACCTCTTGTAGATTTATTTGACTTTACTATTCTTAAATTTAAAAGTGCAAGAGGTAGAAAACTTTCCTCTATGGAATGCCATGACATTGTATGTAAGACAGGTGAGGTTGTAGTTGTAGGTGGTGTACGTAGATCAGCACTTATATCTTTATCTAACTTATCTGATCAAAGAATACGTGGTGCTAAGATGGGTGAGTGGTGGAATGAAAATCCACAAAGAGCATTAGCTAATAACTCTGTAGCTTATACAGAGAAACCAGATCCAGGTATCTTTATGAAAGAATGGTTATCATTATATGAAAGTAAATCAGGTGAGAGAGGTATGTTCAACAGAGCATCAGCTCAAGCTAAAGCTGCTGAGAATGGTAGACGTAATCCTGATTGGGACTTTGGTACTAATCCTTGTAGTGAAATTATTCTTAGACCTAATCAATTCTGTAACTTAACTGAAGTTGTGTGTCGTTCTACTGATACTATGACTACACTAGTAAAGAAAGTTAAGCTTGCTACTATACTAGGTACAATACAATCTACCTTTACAAACTTTGGTTATCTTCGTAAGAGATGGCAGAACAATACAGAAGAAGAAAGATTACTTGGTGTGTCTCTTACAGGTATCATGGATTGTGTTGAGTTAAATACTATTGATGGACTTGCACCTAGATTAGAAACATTAAAGAAACATGCAGTAGATACTAACAAAGCTTTAGCAGATAAGTTAGGCATACCACAATCAACAGCTATCACTTGTGTTAAACCTTCAGGTACTGTAAGTCAGTTAGTAGATAGTGCTAGTGGTATACATGCTAGACATAATCCTTATTACATTAGAACAGTAAGAGGTGATAACAAAGATCCATTGACTGAGTTTATGAAAGCATCTGGTATACCTAATGAACCTGATGTAATGAAACCAGAGCATACAACTGTGTTCTCTTTTCCTATGATGTCTCCTAAAGGTTCAGTATGCAGAACAGACATGACTGCTATTGAACAATTAGAGATCTGGAAAGTTTATGCACAGTCTTGGTGTGAACATAAACCTTCTGTAACTATAAGTGTTAAGGAAGAAGAGTGGGTTCCTGTTGGTGCATGGTGTTGGGAAAACTTTGAGTATCTAAGTGGTGTATCTTTCTTACCATTCTCTGATCATACATATCAACAAGCACCTTATCAAGATATAGATGAGAAGACTTATAAGAAGTTAGCTAAAGCTATGCCAACTAATATTGATTGGAATAAACTACAAGACTTTGAGAAAGAAGATAACACGAAAGGATCACAAGAACTTGCCTGTACTGCAGGTGTATGTGAGTTGGTGGACATATAATTAGTTCACCTTGTGTTGGTGTATGTACACTAGAAAATGAAGTTTGTATTGGTTGTTTTAGAACAAGTAAACAAATAGCTGAGTGGGCTTTTTATAATGATGAAGAAAGAGAAAAGATAATGAAAGAAAGTAAACCAGTATTTTCAACAGCAGATGCAGAGTTGATAAGAGATTTAATATTATTTACTTTGAAGACGCAAGATGATTTTGCTATACCATCTGATAAGAAGAAACAGTTAGAAGCATTGTTTCATAGACTAGGTAGGTTTAAAAAAAGTTCTTGACATTTTTTGTAAACTATGTCATAATTACATTATAGAATGCCATAATGGGTTCTATTAATCGCTTAATGAAAGGATAAAAAATGAGTGTATTTCATAATATAAATAGATATGCTATAGGGTTTGATCATTTGATGGATCACTTAGTATCTCTACACAGCAACAATAACTTAACTACTAACGAATATCCACCTTATGATATTATAAAGGAAGGAGAAAGTAATTATAAAATAGAACTTGCTGTTGCAGGTTTTAAGAAAGACGAGTTAAGTATACAATTAAAAGACAATACCTTAACTATAAAAGGTGAGTCTAACTCTAAAAATTCTAATGGAGATTATCTTCATAAGAATATAGCACGAAGATCTTTCTCTAAAGATTTTACTCTTGCAGAGAATATAGAGGTTGGAGATGCTGAGTTTGAGGATGGTGTATTGGGTGTTAGTTTAACACATAACATACCTGAAGAACAAAGACCAAAAGAAATATCAATACACTAACCTAAGAGTGAGGGAGTGTTTTATATTTCCTTTCACTCCCTCATAACATGGAGATAAAATGAATACAGTTTACATAGGATATGATCCAAAAGAAGATACAGCATACGAAGTTTTAAAGTTTACTATAGAAAGAATATCAGGTAAGAACATACGTATCGTACCATTAAAGAGAGATATACTAGAACATATAGGTATGTATACACGTAAGTCTGAGTTAATACATGGTCAACCATATGATGTTATAGATGGTAGACCTTTCTCTACAGAGTTTAGTTTCAGTAGATTCTTAGTACCTGCTTTAAATATGTATCAAGGTAAAGCTTTGTTTATGGATTCAGATATGTACTTACGTGCAGATGTTAATGAACTATTTGATTTATGTGATATGGATTACTATCCTGTATATTGTGTTCATCATAAATATGAACCAGAAAAAACTACAAAGATGGATGGTAAAGAACAACATCCTTATCGTAGAAAGAACTGGTCAAGTCTTATGATGTTTAATTGTGAACATCAGTTAAATAAACAGCTTACTCCTGAAGTAGTTAATACACAAACAGGTAGATGGTTACATGGATTTGGTTGGTTGCCAGATAAAGAAGCAGACATAGGTAGAATACCTGAAGAATGGAATTGGTTAGATGGTCATTCACCAGAAGATATGGATGCAAAGAATGTACACTTTACAACAGGTGGTCCTTGGTTTAAAGATTGGAAACCAAGAGGACCAATAGAAGGTAAGTATGCAGTTGAATGGTGTAGTGATGCTGATTGGTTGAAGATGAAAGGTATTATTGAATTTGATAGGGATTATATGATATGACAAAAATAAATTTTGTTACGTCTTTTAATGAGACTATATATACAGATGTGGGACATCATTTATTTAAATCTATCAAAAATAATTGGGAACCTTCTATAAACTTTACAGCTTATCACCATGACTTTGATCCTAAAAATTATTCTATAAAAGATATAAAGTTAAAATCTTTAGAAGATGTAGAAGAATACAGAGATTTTTTAAAAGTTAATCAAGAACATAATGGTACAGAGAATAATACTATACCTTATAATTGGCATCTTGATTCTCTTAGATGGTCACATAAAGTTTTTGCATTAACTGAAAAAGCTTTTGAATTAGCAGAAGAATCTAAAGATGCAGGTTGGTTGATATGGATTGATGCTGACTCTCTTGCATCTAAAAGATTAGTTGTTAAGGATATACTGGCTATGCTACCTGAAGCTTGTGATATAGCTTACAGAGGTGTTAGACATTATCCAGATAAAACATTTTATCTTGATACTTCTTTCATAGCTTTTAATTTAAATAAAAGACCTGCTCTTGATTTACTTGGAGACTTACGTGGTGCTTATATATCAGGAGAACTTTTACAGTACAGAGAGTGGCATGACTCTTTCTTAATTGAAAGACTGTTAAATATTTATAAAGCTCATGGTATGAAGATACAAGACCTTCCACAAATTAATGATTACATTACTCACTTTGAAGGTGTAGATAATATAAAGAACCTAGCTATTAGAGATGATCAAGGTAATAGATTAGTAGCTTTATCAGAAGATACAGTATCTCAAGATATTGTACCTAACAGATATAAACAATTAGCTGATGTTATAAGAGAGTACAAACCTAAATCTATTATAGAAGTAGGTACTTGGAATGGTGGTCGTGCTATTGAAATGGCTCTTGCTGCATTTGAAAATCAAGATGAAATATTATACAGAGGTTTTGATTTATTTGAAGATGGTACACCTGAAACAGATGCTGAAG